CATCAATCATTTCATATTCGCAGTCTGGATGTGCCTTTTTGTATCGGGTCCATTCCAGAAGGGTGGAGTGGTCGTCCAAGGGTTCAAACAGGACATAATGGGGCGGTGGAAACATCAGGTCCATTAGAGATTGTGTGCGCAGTCTTTTTAAACAGCATTTACTTTTAAAAAAAGTGCGTTCAATATATAAAATGCCTCGTCGTACTCGTTCTGGACCAACTGCACTCGGAATGAAGGAGGAGGCGGCCTACAAGGCGGAAATGGCGGCATACCTCAAAGAATACAGTGATGCGAAGGCAGCAGCGAAGGCAGCGGCGAAGGCAATGAGGGCCGCAAAGAAGACCATGAAGAAGTCTCGTAAGGGCGGCAAGCGTGGAACTCGTCGTCGGTAAAAATCTGCGTTCAATATATAAAATGCCTGGTAGAGCGTGGAGTGCAAAGCGTGCGAAAGAAGGTAAATCGGGAGCGGATGCTATTGCGATGCACATCCAGAAGGCAGCAGATGATTTGAAAAAACATGAGCGGCGTCGGCAGATGCTCGCACGCGCAAAGGCGACGGAGAAGAAACCAGCCGGAGGCAGCAGGAAGACTCGCAAGCGTGGAACTCGTCGTCGGTAATTACTCAGTAGCCTCCGTCGGGGGAGCAAGAATCTTCTTGATGGGGATGTCTGCTGACACGACATACAGCGAGTTCTCCGTCATGACAATATAGCACGTCTCGCACTTAAAAACACTCTCAATCGTGGACGTATACTCGTCATTCGACTTCACAAGATACTTGATGGACTCCTGGACGCCAATGCAGCATGTCTTATCCAGACTTCCACGGTAATAATCAAGGTAAATGGGTTTATCGTGTTCCATCGCGACCTGGGCCGTGCGCAGAAGAACACTCGCGGATGGCAGACTCATTTGTTTATGAATCTCCTCTTATTGCGTAAGTTTGAACGCATCCTCCAACTTAAATCGGGACTTCATGTTGAGAGACGGAAGAGAACTCTTCTCCGTCTTCAGTATTGCCCCAATCGACTCCTTCATGAACGTCTTGAGAACCGCATTGTCCTTTGCAAGCTTTGCAGTCTCGAACAGGAACACCGCGAACTGCCCTACATTCTCTTCCGTCTGCGCCGACCTAGGCTGCCGTGCAATCTCTCCCAGCTCATTCACTACATCCTGAAGACCTGTTTGGACTCGCTCGGTTGTCACAAGACCTCGCCGAGACAACTCCATCATGAACTTCGCATAACCCCGCCTCTTCTCCTTCTGCTTCATCCACTCAATCACCTTATTGTCAAAATCTGCCTCAGAACTCGAAGGAAAGGTCAGTGTCTCATTCAAGTTATACAACTTAGGGAACATATCGGCCTGAGCAACCATATCCTCCACCATATCCGGAATCGCAGCAGAGATCACACGCGCACACTCTGCCATAACAGACGCATACGCGTGCTGCGTGATTGCCTTGTCGAATAGAAGAGTCGCAATGCGGAGTCGGAACGTATCGTCACGCTTCTGAATCTTTTCAATTGCATCTTTCGACAACTTCTCCAAATTGGATGCACTGATTTTGTTGAAGATGGCAAAGATGTCGGCATATTCGGGATCCTCACGCTCCTTGACCCGCCTCACAATATCCATAAGTGCCTTCTCGCGCCAATTATCCACAGAATGAGGCGGACGACGTGCCACTGGCTTCTGAAACGGCTTGAATGCCATCGGCGTGTTCCGCAACTTCGCGATATTGTCCTGCACAACCTGAGGTAGGGTGAGTTTCGCATATGTGCGCAAAGCATACATCTGTGCCACCGTGATACCCATCCTTATATTGATTGTAGAAGTTCCATGAAAACGAATTTCGTTTTACAGAAGAGAGACTGAGTACATAGTATAATGGAGGCAGAGGTTGCTACCACAAGATTCCAGTATTCTTGGATTTTGTGGTATCACGACCCCGAAAACAAGGACTATTCCTTGGGGAGTTATGTGAACATTGCGGACGTCGCGACGCCGCAGCAGTTCTGGACTCTGGTCGATTCCATTCATAAGGACGCATGGGAGTCCGGCATGTTCTTCTTCATGCGTCGGGGATTCAAGCCCATTTGGGAGTCGCCAGAGCATGAGGCCGGTGGATCGTGGTCCAAGAAACTCGAGTCTTCTCTGATGTACGATACATTCGTCGACATGATGGCACATTGCGTATGTGGAACGCTTCTCACAAGCAAGGGTGAAACTCTTGCTGGAATCACAGTATCTCCAAAGGGTCCATTCTCCATTATCAAGATATGGAACACGAGCACAGCCGTTCACGAACGCTCCTATTTGACAAACACAATTAAGAGCATGAAGATCGGTGATGATGTTACGTATACGGCACACAAATCTCGTCCTAAGTGATTTCCAAGGTGTATTCGCCGTTATTCGTTCTATCAAATAAGTCCTGAACTCGCCTGATATAAATACCCCTCAATTTTTCAATGTGCGCAGGTGTAGGATTCTCAATCTTCTTCGTGTACACAGGTTTGCCCATGTAGGACATGACTTGGGGCAAAGGACCGTCCCATAGCGACAGCCAGTTCTGGATCGATGTTACTGTCGGAAGAGGCGCAGGAATCTTCCACATATCGTACATGAACCCGCGGAAGCATGCATAAAAGGAGTTGTCGAGTGTAGGAAACAGTTCAGACTCTCCGTATGTTAGGATTGGGACCAATGGAGTTCCGGTTTCCAGAGCTAGTCTGAATATCCCTGTGCGTTCCCGAATGACCAACTTCAAGTTCTTCCCGTTCGATAAATGCATTTCCTTGCCTCCGCCCAGAACAATAGAGACTGATTCTTTCTCAAGCGTATTCTTGATAACAGGGTAATCTGCTGAAATCGCGTGTGTTATCTTCATCCAATCTCGCACGAACGGGAATATGTGGAAGATATTCGCCACCGCGAACTTGGTCGGTTTGTACTGAGGGGATGTGATGCGATACGCGTTATGGATTCCCGGTGTCACGGCAAGAAGACCATGTGGATGCCAGATATTGATGGACCTTTTGGGAATAGGATATAATGGTTTTATTTCAAAGGTCTTGCGGATATTCCGCTCGATCTTTGTGACTCCTCCCGCAAACACTTCACGAATGAACGCAACGACTTTACGAACAAAGTCTTCCATGATAGGAGACGGAACGAGGTAATAGAGACAAATACAGACCAGATAGAGTATCAGTTTGGTGAATATCATGTATCCCGCGAACATTGCTGCACCAGTCGCATACGTCGGCCAGAAATAGGCGAATGCGGCTATATTCATTGGATATACGCACGAATTGCGGTTGTAAATTGATACGAACATACAATAATGAAGGTAGAGGTCTTATTTGAACAGTATGGGATCTCTCTTGCCGCCTTCGCGATTTGCGCAATCATCGTTACATTTCCAGACAGATCACCGATGTCTGCTATGCTTGGAGCTGCACTGATGGGACTGAATTACTATTTCTCGCACAGACTTCTTCACTGTATACCGGGACCATTCAATTTCCATCTGATTTTACATCACGAAAAAATTGGTCTTCCACGATGGTTGGAACTCACCTTGGAAGGGATTCTGGAGTTCTTGTATTTCATTTTCTTCCCGGTACTCTTCCAAACACTCTTCAACGACTGGATTATTCCTTTCAGTGTCATTCTCCAGGTTTCGATGATGTATACATCCTACCACATCTACAACTACTCCATAATCGGGTCAAAAAGTCATGCCGCACATCATAAGAATTCCGAAACAAACTTTGGGCCTATATTCATAGACCATTTGCTCAGCACGAACGCAGATGACGAACATGAAGATCTGAATCCGGGTATTTTGAATGTGGTTGCGTGCACGCTCGTCGTCCTGTATTTGAAGAGATACTTCGGATGGACAGACCGCGTTTTTTAACGGATGAAGTAGTAATGGCGCGCAAAAGCATGGATATGCTCCTTATCGGCGTTCTCGCAATTCTAGTAGTTCTGGTGATTGTCGGGATGTCACATGGCCCTACGGTGATTATGGGCGGCGGTGGAGTGACGTTTGATTCTGTCCGCAAGCACCCGTTTGATGTGTACAGCGACCCTTACAAACCTCCTGAGCGAGAAAACCCCTACCTCTTTGGCCGCGATTACAGTTACCAGCAAGTTGGTGTCTTAAACGACGGAAACAGTATGTTGCCGTTGTTCGGACGTCCTTCGCCGAAATCTTCGAGTTTATGGGAATACTATACTATGAACGGAAACATGAAACTCCCCGTGAAATACGATGGGCGCACATGTAACTCCGATAAGGGATGTACGGAGATGTTGGGCGGAAACAAGGAGAGTGTGGATGTAACTGGTATGGGCAAATTTAACTCCTTTATTTACGATACCAAGCAAATGGGGCGTTAGACAGAACAAGGCATCAAACACAACTTCACGTCGCCCAGGTTGGCAACGACATACCGAATCATAAGGAACCAATCATTCTTCATGTGGATCTCCAGGTTATTGCACAGATTGGTGCACTTGGTAAACAGAACCAAATGAGGCAGCGAAAAGTTTCCAGTCACAATCTCCCCAGTCTCCTTCTTCTGAATACTGAACTCGTTTTCAGAATCCCCCATAATGGTGGTTCGAGAGGCAAAATGGCCCTTGCACGAAAAGGTCAATGAAGGACCCACATTCTTGATCTCCACAGTCTTGGCGCCAAGAAGAGTCATGTCCCTGCAAATCTTCTGGAAATCGAGAGAAGGCATCGTGATGTGCGTCGCGAATTCTGTTTCCGGCAGCTGAATGTCGGGTTCATCGCGGTCCAGCAAATTCAACTTATACCGCGTCACTTGCTTTTTCTCGCCGTCCTCCAAAAGGATTCCGAGCGTATTCGGGTCATCCTTCTCGATATAAAAAGTGATTGTATCATCGTTGGTTGCCGTCTTGATGATGCGATACAGATGGTCCGTGTTCACGCCAATCACCAGTTTGGGAGAAGAATGGGTGTAGGCGAACTTCTCGAACTTGTCGGCATAGAGACGGAGATGGACGAGAACAGTGCGGGTATTGTCCATTGCCACCATTCGGATACCGTCCTTGTCAAAGATCAGACTCATCTCGACGAGAATACACTTCAAAGCTTCCTTCAGAGTGCGTATCGCGCCAGTCTGAACCGTCTTGGCCTCCACAAGATACTCCGGCATTTTCTGTGTTAAGACTCGTTCGTTAAAACACCTTTGTGTTCGACCGACACCCCTTCAATCCAAGCGTCTGTTGAAGCATGATGGGGGCTTCCATACCCTTTCCAGGACATTTTTGGTGTTCATGTCCCAAAATGTGTCCCATCTCGTGTGATACCATATATTGGCGATACAAATCCAATGATAATTGACTTGCCGAAGCACCTTTCAACCACCGGTCAGAATTCAACCACATATTATTACCCCCCAAAACAGCACACGACAATCCCTTAGGAAGGCCACATTCTTTCTGTATTGTTCGAGGAGATGATAGACGAATCAGAAGAGATGCTTTCGGGTCATATTCAAAAACATACCCTTTCCCAGCCCATCCATCTGGATCTGCCAAATAAATTTGAAGCAGATTTGTAAATGTTTGTAGTGGATACTTGACATCTGAGTCCACGAGTGCAGAATAACGCACCTTCATTGATTCTACTACATATATTAATGGTGAAGATTCGAATATATGTATTGTGTTATGATGACAGAACTGAAACTCTTGCCAACGAAAGGTTCGGACATTTCGAATGGGCTCGTATTTTCAGAATACCAGTTCAAACACACTTATTTGAAGGAGTCATCTTTCAAACCTATTTGATGGAGATGTATTCGGAATGGAAAAACATGGATTACGTTGGCACAATCTCTTACAAACTTCCAGAAAAGGTTCCCTTTCAGAACTTTCTAGATTTACTTTCCAACGCAGGAAACCATGATGCTGTATTCTTCAAAATGGTCCCCTCAGACTTGTTTCATGTACATTCACCAGTTCTAAAGCGTGTCTACGATGACGTCTACCGCAAAACCATGCCGCTTCGACTAAGTGCTACAATAAAACGATACGGGTTCTACAATTACTGGATGACTCGGCCTAGTATTATGATCGATTATATTCATTTTTTTAATAGCAAATGGTTACCCCTTGTCGAAAACCATCCTCTCGTATGGGAAAATGCTGGTTATCAGACACCTTCCCCATTAAGCCCAGACCAGCTCTTGAATCTTACAAAACGAGTAAGCTGGTATCCTTGCCACCCGTTTGTCAACGAACGACTTCCTTATCGATATATGGTCGAACGACACATGAAAATATTAGGTTAGAAGATTTCTTTGAACTTAACAATTTACTGAGTGACATCACTACACACATATGTCAAGAGTTCTATTACTTGGTTCCAAAGGATGGATTGGTGGGAAATTGCTGTCCATTCTTCAAACTATATCCGCAGTGATTGAGTCCGGAGTCCGGGCAGACGATATAGAATCTATGAAATCTGAACTGGACATTCTGAAACCTACACACGTGATTTCTGCAATTGGAAGAACGCATGGAGTTATTGGAGATGAAGTGATTCCGACAATCGATTACCTAGAATATCCTGGAAAATTGAAAGAAAATGTTCGTGATAATCTGTTTTCTCCGGTTGTGATTGCCAAACTATGTTCGGACCGCAACATTCATTTCACATACCTTGGAACTGGATGTATTTTTGAATACACAGATACTGCCAAACAATTTGATGAGAATGCAAAGCCTAATTTCTTTGGGTCCGGGTATTCGATAGTGAAGGGATTCACCGACCAACTTATGTCCCTTTATGCCGACAACGTTCTGAATGTCCGAATTCGGATGCCAATTACTGCTGAATCAAATCCTCGCGATTTCATAACAAAAATCGTGAAGTATGAGAAGATATGTAGCATTTACAACTCTATGACTGTACTGGACGACCTTTTGCCTCTCATGGTGGATATGGCGTTGAATAAGCGCACTGGAACCATCAATTTGACGAATCCTGGAACTGTATCTCACGCGGAGATTTTGGAGATGTATAAGGAAATTGTGGATCCTGCTATTACATGTAACTTCATGACGTATGAAGAACAATCTGCCCTTCTCAAATCGAAGCGATCGAACAACGAACTGGACACTTCTAAACTCCTATCTTGGTATCCTAATGTTCCGGACATTCGCACTGCAGTTCGTAAGGCACTTGAGAAACGGGCATTACTTTAACTTGTGTCCGCGCGCGCTCCTCTTGACGGAAACGATGCGGCCGTACTTGTTGCGCTTCAAGTCCTTGCGCGTCAACCCACCCTTCGTCTTCTCGGCAGTGCCGTTCATAACCTTGCGACGCGAACCAATCTTCAGTGTCTTGTGAGGCATTTTATACTCTATGCCCCAATTATTTTTGATTGCCAGTATTTGAGTGTGAGTTTCTCATACTGGAACGACTTGTTCTTGAACTCGTCCACTTTCAAGCGCATATTGGATTCTGTGACATCGGACCACAAAGAAACAATCCATACAGGAAGGCCTTCGAACAATGCGTCAATACCCGACGTCTTTATGATAGGAATACATCCTAGAGACAGTGCTTCCCATGTCCGATGGCAATCAAGACCGTTTCCGTGGGGAGACAGAACGAACGCGCACTCGACCATATTGTTCCAACAAATGTCACGCGTGACTTTCGTCGGTTCGTAAAAGACCAAATCTTTCGGAACAGTACTCAAAGCATCAGGTCGATCGATTATTCCATAGCCCATGGTCATAGCAAAATGAAAGTTCGCATAGCATTTCACTTGGCGATTCTGGAATGGAGGAGCTCTATTCCGAATACTTAAAAGTTCTTGTTCTTGCTTGAGAGCAGGTTTACAAGGGCCCCATCCAAACGGATGCATCTTAGGTTTTTGAATTCCAAACTTGAGTTTCGGGGGAGGAATGTGGAGAGAATGATAATCGAGACCAATTGGAACTCTTGTCAGTTTTGGATGGTCGAAAATACAATTCTGGGCAAACCAGTGAATCAGAAGTGGATGTTGTAATATCATTTCTGTTTCGGATGGAAAGTCTTTCGGCAAAGTATAATCAGAATTGTTCGTCAATAATTTGAATGGAACTGTGATGACAGGCAACACCATTTTCACAAAGTTTGGAAGTGCTGGCGGGCATACATGCAAAATACAGCCAGGATACAAATTCGGATACCATGAAGGGTCCAACCCATCAAAATCCGATATTGGGAATGGAGCACGATGGGTTGCTGTTGTTATCAATGCAAGCGGACTTACAAGATAACATGTGGATGGGTCCATTTATATATCTATTTATAAATCTCAGAAATAGATTTTAATATAGATATCTTCGAGGTTTTTGATTCAGATAAAACTATAGAATCATTTAGAATCGTCCAATGACTACCATTTAACCAGTGGTTATAACAATTGAATGCAAAATCGGCTTGATCTCTGTATTTATAAACAACGCCATATTCTTCATGGACTTCGGGTTTAGCCCATGTAGTGTATGAATCTGGGCTATCTGCAGTGTAGAAAAAATTCAACCCATTAATTCTTTTGGTATACATACCCTTGCGCTCTAGTGCAAATCTACAAAATATTTCTTGATTAAAAATGCAAGTTTGTACTTTATTTTCAAATGTAGCCCGCAACGATTTATCGACGATTGCATCATACGGTGCCGTTAGGTATTCTAAAATAAAATTTTTATGAACGAAATTAGCAAGACCAATGCCCCCAAACTGATCAAAAAAAGGGCACGAATATCCGTGTATTCCCGGAGGAAGTCTTTCAAAAATTTCTGCACTTGGGAAATCAAATAATATCTGAATATCACTACGAACCAGTATATAGTAATCGTAATCATTGACTACCGGAGAAATTATTTTTGACATTTTATGATTGTTAATGTATATTTGAGAGTTGCCTGGGCTATTCCACATACCGTGGCTCGAAAGCGTAATATTACTATCTTCTCCAAAATATTCCAATGGCGTCGGTTTGTCATACAATTCAGCATATTTTACATTCGTATCAAATAATGATAGTCGATCAATGTCGTCTTCAAACTGTCGTTGACATATAGCAAAAACATCAGCGTTATAGAAATCAATTAGCTTTGACTTCAACCAATTTATACATTTGTGTGTGCTTCTAAGCTCATACATAATTAGTATAGCAAATTTCATTTTTTATATACTAACAATAGTAAATGATATATGCTGTGCCGCGGTATATAGGTTCGATGCTTAAAAATACAAAGTTAACAACTAGTAAGTCAGGTTCACAAGTCGACAATGATTTTGGTTTAGAAAATAAAAATTCACCGCCCAGTTATAAAACCATGGATCTCATTCACATTGATATATTTATTCCGATATTCGGTAGACATAATCTTACCAAAAAGATTCTTAAACACTATTCTAATGTGAAAAAAACATTTAGCGATCGTGCATTTATTACATTTACTATAGTTGGATCAGAAGATATTGTCTCTAAACAACTGGTAAGTGATACTCTCGGTATCGAGAATTATTACGAATTTACTCAACTCAACAATATATCAAAACTGGATATGCTTGCAGAAAAGTATAAGTTTGGACGAATAATTTCTTTAGCAAAAACACCCGATGTAGCGTTTTTGGCTGGGTCGAATGACTTTATTCCGTACCTTTTTTTTGAAGGTGTTATAACCAACTTTTCCCCGATAATACCACAGGTGTATGGAATAGGTAGCCGTGAATTTTCAAACTCACTTGTTATGATATCAAAATATGATGATTGCAATAATAGGATGTCTGATATACCAGATGAAAGATTTCTGTGGGACGGCATATATCGTCATAATAGTGACAACCACAACTTCTGTGGAGGAATAATAGGTATTAATAAAATATCTTACTTAAAAGACGGAATGGCATCTTTTTGGCATTGGAACGAAGGCACAATAGAAAAATTATGTTGCAATTTTGATATCACTCCTATAAAAATACCAAACATATATTATTTCAATCCAAAGCACCCAAACGATATTAATCCATGGGAATTCCTATACTCGCAAGTTGGAGCAAATCTACGAGCTCTTTCAATTACCGACGATGTTGACAGCGAAATGCGTGAGAGGATTGAAAAGGACATTGTTTATTTCAATTCTCTTTGATTATATAAAATTGTTTCATATTCGGCAATTTATGCATTCTACACGACCCTATACCTATTAATTCATGTAAAGCCATTGATTCTCCTTGCCATGTCCTAGTAATCCCTTCATCCAACACCAATATTCCGCCCTTTGGGATTCTATCCCACAACAGTTTTATCGCGGTATGCGTTGGTTTGTACAGATCTAAATCGCAGTATAATAGACTTACAATCATTCCCGGATTACTCTTGATGTATTCAGGTAAAGTTATTTCGACATCCCCCTTTACTATTTCAATTTGCTCGCGCGAGTTCATGAATCTAAAGTCTTCATGAATCTTTTTTAGAGATATTAGTTCATCCAAACTTTCACACTTAAAGGCTCCGGATTTCTTTAAGTGTGAATCCAAATGAACGTTATCCTTTGAGGATACGTCTACAAACCCGTCAAATGTGTCAAAGCCAATTATATTCCTCCATTGATATTGTGGTTCGTTTATAAAAACGCTTTGTACGAAGCTAAATAGCCCACCGCCTCCACAAACGCCCAATTCAATAATGTCTCCCGGAACATTTTCAATTAATTTGTAGAGCTCGTATCGAGACAAAAACTGCATAAGACTATTCTTGGGAACGTACTTCGGAAATTGGGTTAACTTAATATACGTAGAGTCGGTCGAATCGTCAAACGCAGCAGATAAATTCTGAATATAATTCTTTATTTTATCATTTGGAGATTCGCGCCAATTTTCCGTCATTTGATAGAATCATACTTTAAAATTTGTCCATAATTCCGCGAGACCTCGTGCCCAATCAATATATTCGTTTATGGAATCATGTATACTATGAATTGGAACCCATTTTGTATCTGTTTTTGCAAGTGTGTTATCTAGTAGTAAACACGGTAGTTCGTTCTTTAATCGCTCTCTACCTATGACAATATTAGAAACACTGCCTTCTTCTACATTGTCGTATATTATTTTTATCCCATCAAATTTTGATGCCACAAGTTTTGCAAGATCATTTATACTCGTTCCGTTTGCAGATGAAACGTTATATGCCTTATTTATAGTGTTTGGGTTCCTGATACATTCTAGAATAAATTCGACCACGTCATAAACATGTATATAATCACGTATCTGATTACCATCTCCGAATACAACCAAATCATTGCCTTCTATCGCTCTTTTTACAAATATTGGCAACACTCGACCGTACCATTCGTGTCGACCAAACACAATGCTGAACCGAAGGGACGTGTAATCTAACCCAGATATTTGAATGTACTTCTCTGCAGCGAGTTTTGATATTCCATATTCCCAATTTGGATTCATTGCGTCGGTTTCTTTGGACGGTGTACCGGAAGTAACTCCGTACACACACGCCGATGATGCGTTTATTAAACGAGAAATCTTGTTATTCTGACAGGCCTTGATAACATTTATAGTCCCTATAAGATTAATGTTCAAATCATATATGGAATTTGTATAAGACTTTGTTACTTCGAGTTGTGCTGCTAAATGAACAACTATATCATGGCCTTTAATAGCAGTTTCAAGAGAATCAAAATCACACACGTCACCCTTTATAAATGAATAGTTTTTACGGGTCATGAATAAATCTATATTATTGTAACTTGGAGATGACAGGTTATCATATACAGTAACTATCTCTCCGAGTGTCAGAAGTGATTCGACTAGATTAGATCCAATGAACCCAGCGCCGCCAGTTATGAAAATCTTCATTTACATTACGCTCTCATAAATTCACATTGAAAATTACGAGCAAGTTCTTCATCGTGCCACGAATCTCCTACTACTATTAAATTTGACCTTGATAATGCAGGGAAATTTGAAATCGCGTGTTTTAAATGAAGTGTATTCGGTTTCATAAATCTACAATTGTCGCGGCAACTAATAAAATCAGGCAATGGTAAATTGTATATTTTAAAAAATAAATCAACAACAGACTTCCCGTTTCTGGTAATGACTATTCTAGGCGTCGTAGTTTTATATAAATCGATTATACTTTCTCGTGGTCTACTCTTTAATAATGCATCGCACTCATATTTATCAATTATTTTAAATATATCGGTAGGTGACGAACTATGCATATATACCGTATCTATCATGGGGGTTGCCGAAACTAGGTTTAGTTTACTACATATAATATCTTTTAGTTCATTATAGTCTATTTCTAGAGGTGTTACTAATGTTCCGTCAAAATCAAACAAATAATACATTATTATATCTACAAACAAAATGCTTACAGTACTTATAACGAGCATTGGTTGTGCACCAGCATCTGCTATTGCACGGACTCTGATGAAAGAGGAAAGATATAATATTATTGGTATCGATATTCAGAAAGAGTGTGTTGGAAGTTTTATTTCAAACGTGTATTTGCAGTGTCCAGCGGTAGTATCGCCAGATTACGAAGACTTTATTCGAAATGTAATTATTGCATATAAGGTTGATTGTGTATTCGTAACTCATCCAAACGATACTACAATTTGGTCGAAATTAAAAGAAACATTCGATTGTCGAGTGTTTGTTAACGACGCAACGATTGTAGATATCGCGGATGACAAACAGAAAACTTACGAGTGGTGTATCAACAATGATATTGATATCCCGAATGTTGTAGATGTTAATTACAGACCGTGCGTTATAAAACCATTGCGCGGCTGTGGTAGCAACGGAGTTGTCTTCTTAAAAGACAACGCTCCATCTCCGGATGTATCAAGTGAGTGTATAATCCAGCGGTTAATAACCGGAGATGAGTATACTGTAGATGTAATAACAGATGAAAACTCAAACATAATCAATATAGTCCCAAAGAAGAGATTGCTGATAAAGAACGGTCAGTCATTTAAGAGCGTTACGTGCATGGATTACGATATCATTGAGTTTGTTCGTAATGTTGTTTCGAAGCTTAAAAGTAAATATGTAATAAACGTCCAGGTAATAAAAGAGAGGGATACAAACAATATATTCTTAATTGAAATAAACCCTAGATGGGCTACTACGATAAGTCTAAGTATAGAAGCTGGAGTAAATATGCCGGTTATGTTAATTGAAAATGATTATACTCCTAAAGAGGTTAGAAACAACCTTCTTATGATAAGAGATTATCACGAATACTTTTGTCAGCTACATTAACTCCATATGAAGTCATTCGTTAAATATGCTGTTATAAAATATCGCGTTCGATAAATGATCGTGTCTATAATTGGACTAGGGTACTGGGGTCCGAATATTCTCCGAATACTAGAAAGTACTTCTAACCTAAGTATAAAATATATAGAATTCACGTAAATGCTGTATACAGCCGCGGTAATATCGATTTTAAAAATGGTTACTTCATTATTAATATGATGAGGTTAGAGGTCTTTAAAAACATATTGTCCGAGTTGGGGGATATAGTTATACATTCCGAGATAAGCTCATCTTTAATTATACGAAGTGTACATGGAAAACAATTAAAAATATTTTTTGATACACATCACCCTAAGTATAAAGTAGATTATGATAATGTATCACTCATAGTGATGATAAACAAAGATACAGAATTCGTATGTGATATAATCAAAAAATACTTTCTAGAAAATAATTTATTATCTATAAAAAATATTAAAACAAATGAAAAACCCGGTATTTTGCGTTACTTAAATAATATATCATTTGATACACAGCGAGTGTTTTACATAGATTCATTCAACGACTTAACGCGTAACAATACTCGAGGATTTCACGCCAACATTAACTTCAATGAACTTCTGATAGTTATAAACGGTAGCGTACGAATGAAATTGATAGATAAATCGCAAAATAGCATAACACATGATTTACATAAAGATTCGGTGTATTTCATTTCTAAAATGCTGTGGATTGAATATGAAATATTAGAACCAAATACTATCATATTTTGTATGGCAGATAAATCTTTAAAAGAATCACATAGTATTAGGGATTTTAATGAATTTCTCTCCATAATTTGATTACCTTGCAAACGTATTCAATATCGTCGTTTTGCAGCTCAGGATACATCGGTAATGAGAGTATCTCTGAGGATACATCTTCACAGATTGGATACGCTTCAGAATTGTAATGTCTATACGCTTCCTGTTTATGAACCGGAATAGGATAATGGATTATGGTATCGACACCATTTGTTTTGAGAAATTGCTGTAACTTCTCTCGGTTCCCGTCTTTAACTCGAATAACAAACAAATGCCAAACTGGAGTACATTCATCTTCAACAGTTGGGAGGATAATACCCGATAAGTCTTTCAGATTTTCCATATATTTGTTAGCTAGTATCCTGCGTTTTTCATTGTTGTTATCTAGGTTCTTAAGTTTAACACGTAGAACTGCTGCTTGAATCGTGTCTAGACGGGAGTTTCTGCCGATTATATCATGATAATACTTCCGTTCTGAGCCAAGGTTTCGTAAGCGCATTACTTTGGATTGAATGGCATCGTCGCTTGTACATATTGCACCGCCATCTCCAAAACACCCGAGGTTTTTCCCAGGGTAAAACGAAAAACATGAAATTTTTCCAAAGGTTCCTAAGCGTTGTCCGCGATATAATGCCCCATGAGACTGAGCACAGTCTTCTATTAGAATAAGATCATATTTCTTTACTATCTCCATGATCTCATCCATATTAGGTGAGCACCCGTAAAGGTGGACAATGCATAACGCTTTCGTTTTAGAAGTTATACTTGATTCTATCTTCGTGTGATCTATCATCATCGTGTTCGGGTCTATGTCGACAAACACCGGTGTTAAATTATTATATGAAATTCCCAGAACTGTAGCAATAAAAGTGTTTGGCTGCGTAATAATTTCACTACCAGATGGAAGTTCTAAGGAGGCAATTGCAATCTCCAGTGCATCTGTCCCATTTCCGACGCCTACACAATGTTTTGTTCCTATAAAATCGGCAAACTCTCGTTCAAAAGACCCAACGTCGGGACCATTTATGAACTGCGTTTTGTCGATAACACCCTGTATTGACTTATCAATATCGTCCTTCATAGTTTTGTAATTCTCGTATAGATCTAGAAATTTTACAGTGGACATTTACATACTAATCCCTATGTTGTTTAAATTAACTAAAAGACTTATAGAATAGTCGCAAAATTGAATGTTGATATCAACGCTCAATTTTGGGATTTCTCCCGTTTTGTATTTTTATGTTTATTGTTACCACCCAACGCTTAGTTGGAGTACGCGAGGCCACCCATGCCGCTCATCACGCGCAGCACATTGTAGTTGAGCGCATACACGCGGACCTGCGCCGTGCGGGTGCTCACAACCGTGTTGATGGAGACCGTCAGCTGGAGGGTCGCCTTGTCAATGCGGCTGAAGTTGCAGGTGCCAGAAGGCTGGTGCTCCTCAGGGCGCAGCGCGAAGGAGTACACATTGATACCCACCGAAGGCGTGCGGCTGTGGTGCTGGAAGGGCTGCACCTTGTCGAAGTAGGCACCCTCACGCTCCGTGAAACGGTCCTGGCCGTTGAGCTGGAGCTTGGCGACCTCCACGGGGTTCTTGCCCTCGCAGCGCGTTCCGGAGTCCAGAATCACCTTGGCGAGCAGGTAGTTGACACCAGACTCGAACTCCGTCGTGCCGGCAAAGTCGAAGGTGTCAGCGCCAAGCAGAGAAGACGACTGCGTAGGGCCCTGTCCGAGTAAGGCAGTTCCGAGAGAAGGGTACTGGGTGCCAGCAGCAACACCAGCAGCGTTACCACCGGCGCTAGACTGAGACAGCAGAGACATGATCAGACCCTCCGTGCTGAAATCGTCGGAGTAGTTGAAAGGCTGGGGGCCGCCGACAGACGCAATCCACGTCTGGTTCGAGCAGTCCACGAACGAGTCGCGCTGGATAACCCAGAAGAGCTCCTTCACGGGGTGGTTAAAGTTCAGCTGGATCTTGTTCGACGAGCTCGTGATGGACTCCGCACCAGTGTACTGCACCTGCTCAATCAGGTACTCGTGGCTCTGCTGGGCGAAGCGGCGGCGCTCCTCCGTGTCGAGGTACACATAGTCAACATACAGGGAGGCGGCCGCGAGAGACTGGGCAGTCGCAGTGGCAGCAACACCGACCTGGGACTCGTAGTAGATCGAGTTCTGCCAAGTCTCGAAGTCCACATTGATGCGGACCTCGTGGTACTGGAGCGCAATCAGGGGAATCGCAAGACCAGGGTTGCGGCAGAACCAGAACTGGAGAGGGATGTAGAGCGTCTTCGCG